TTATAGGGACTAGGTATCATTTTAACGATACATATAATATTTTAATGCAAAGGGGTACTGGTAATCCTAGAATCTTTCCCGCTACTGAAGATGGGTCTATGACAGGTGTTCCCGTCCTTATGGGGGAAGAAAGTCTTAAAGAGCGTCTTAGGGATATGGGTCAATATACCTTTTCTTGTCAGATGTTACAAAATCCTATAGCTGATGAAAGCCAAGGTTTTAAAAAGGATTGGATACGTTTTTATGACAATGTAGTTTCTAAGCACATGACTGTTTATATTTTGGTTGATTCGGCTAACTCAAAGAAAAAGGGTTCTGATTACTCAGTCTTTTGGGTAATAGGATTGGGCCCTGATAAAAACTACTACGTTTTAGATGTTATTAGGGATAGGTTTAATTTAACCCAGCGTACTGAAATGTTGTTTGAATTACATCAAAAGTGGAAACCCCATCGTAAAGGTGTAAGGTGGGAGAGGTACGGCCTTATGGGGGATGTAGACCATATTAAGTCTGAAATGGAACATAAGACATATCGTTTTGATATAGTCGAAGTGGGGGGTCAACAAGCTAAAGAAGATCGTATTAAACGACTTATTCCTTTATTTGAACAAAATAGATTCTATTTCCCTCGTAGTCGTAACTATACGGGGCATGACGGTAAGACTTTAGACCTTATCCAAGTCTTTATCGAGCAAGAGTATAAATCTTTTCCAGTAGCTTTACATGATGATATGATGGACAGTCTTTCCCGTATTGCTGAACCAGATGAGCAGCTTTTCTGGCCTAGAAGTCATGGTGAGCAAACAGGGGCATTAGCTAGAGTTAAAACCAGGATGAAAATATTTTAAAGGGGGTAACATGAAAATTTACGCAGAAGTAGAGCTTTCTAGTGAAGATATAGGGAAGCTTGCAACTAACAAGGTTTTAGAGCAGTTGCGTGGGAACTGTCCTGGTAGTGAGATAACTCCAGTAGGAGCCATAGAGACTACCGAAGTTTCTCCTGTCACTGTAAAAATTTCTCTCGAAATAACAGAGGATTTATCGTGGTGATGAGATACCAAGTCGTTGATGTTCTTTCCGCTATCGATTATGTAAAGCCTCTTCTTGAGAAGCATTGGGAAGAGATAGCTTTTTATAAGGATAAAATAAAATTAGATCCCGAGTGGGATTTTTACAAGTCTCTAGGAGATAATATTCACTGCGTAGTGGCTTTTAATGAAGATAAGGTAGTTGGGTACTTCGTTTGTTTTATTAAGGAGCACCCCCATTACAAGAATTCTTTATGGGCTCAAAATGATGTCCTTTATATAGATCCCGAATACAGGGGTAAGGGAGTAGGTAAGGGTATGATTCAATTCGCTGAGAAAGCTCTTAAATATCGCGGTGTAGAGGTTTTAAATATCAATATGAAGGTAAACAATCTATTTGATGAACTTCTCAAAGATTTAGATTATAATCCCTACGAATGTATTTACTCCAAATTTATAGGAGATTGATATGGCAGGCGCAGCATTAGGAGCCGCTATTAGCGCTGGTACAGCTTATCACCAGTCGAAGCAGCAGAAGAAGATGGCTAAAAAGTCAGAAAAGAAAGCCCTCTTAGCAGAGGCGGCAGCCAAACAAGAAGCAGAAGCCGAAAAAGAGCAGCAAATTCAAGCTGGTGCCGAAGAAGTCCGAAGAAAATCTAAAAGAATCAGGGCTTATAAAAAAGGCTCTCAGTCTCTTCTGGCTGGATCGGGATATGGGTTAGGCTAATGGGAGATTCTAGGCGTTTAGGTGATGCAAAAACAAAGGTTAAGCCTAGAGGTATTGATAAGTTCGGTAAGCAAACTGTCGAAGGATTTGAGCGGCAGCAAGAAGTATGGAAGAAGCTAACCAAGAAAGAGCCTGGGAGCATAAGGGCGCTCAAAAGAAAGTTTGGTGTTGGTGAGCAGGTATTTCACAAGGGAAAGGCCTATGGGGTTGGTGAATTTCAGAATGCTGTTAGAGCTGGTGAAGTTTCTACTGAGGACTTAGATAAGGCTTTAGCTAAAGGCGGTGCTTTTCATAATCGCGCTACTCAAGGCAGGTTCGGCCATTCTGAATCAGGCGTAGATATATTTAATTCTATGATTGATTTATATGATGAAGTTACCTCTAAAAGGGATTATGGGAGGTCTTTACTCCAGCAACGTAGAGCTTCAGCTAAAAAATCTACTAGAGGTAAAGGAGCAGTAAGAAGTCGCAGGATGGCTCTCTCTTCTTTGTTGGCTGGTGGTGATTCTGGTGGTCTTGGATGATAGGAAAATTCGGTGGTGTTTCTCAAGTAAAGGCTAGAGCTGATCAAGCTTTAGGGCAGAAAGAATTATGGAGAGCCTTACTTCAAGATAGTTATGAATACTTCCTTCCTCAAAAAGAGGTTTGGAATGAATATTCTCCGGGGTATCAAAAAACCAATAAGATATTTGATTCTACTGGACAGGTTGCAATTAAAGAGTTTGCTAACCGTATGATGATGAATATTACTCCTCAAGGAACTGTTTGGGCTAAATTAATACCTGGTTTAAACCATCCTAAAGAAGTTAGAGAAGATCCTGAAATATTAAGAACTTTAGAGGATATTAATGAAACCCTCTTTTCTTATATAAATAATTCAAACTTTTATACAACGATGGGTGAAGCTTATTTAGACTTAGCCCTTGGTACTGCTGCATTGACGGTTGAAGAGGGCAATTTAGATAACCCCTTGGTATTTGAATTAATAAATCAGGCGGAAGTAGGTTATGAGGCTGGCCCATCTGGGATAATAGAAAACATCTACCGTAATAAAAGCCATAAGGCTAGAAACTTACCTAGAGCTTATCCTAATGGAAACTTCTCTTCTAAAATAAAAGAGCAGATTGAAAAAGATCCTACCTCGGATGTATTGATGCTTGAGTGCATGTTATTCGACCCTAAAGAGGGTAGATACTGGATTATTGTCTTACAAGATCAGGACGTTATATGGGAGATTGATAGAGGTACTGCTACTCCTTGGCCCGCATTTAGGTGGTCAGTAACCCCTGGTGAGGTTCGAGGTCGCGGCCCAGCTTTAGACGCGCTTCAAGATGTTAAGACTTTAAATAAGGTTGAGGAATTCGCCCTTCAAAAGGCAGCTATTGAATTAGCAGGCTTGTGGACTGGTCAGGATGATGGGTTATTTAATCCTTATACTGTAGATGTTCAACCAGGAGTTGTAATTCCGGTTTCAACTAATCTGACTACTAATCCAAGTTTAGCCCGATTAGATACAGGCGGCCCACTTCAGTTGACTCAATTTGAGGTAGGTCGTATGCAAACGGCTATTAGAACTCACTTATATAATGATTTACGAGATCCTACGGGGCCAGTAAGAAGTGCTACTGAAATCGCCATTCAGCAGCGTGAGTTAGCAAACCGGATAGGCTCTAGTTTTGGCCGCATTCAGAATGAGGCTCTTGTTAGAATATTGAATTCCTCGGCATCTACTCTACAAAGAAGAGGATTATTGCCATCTTTTGCTATTGATGGTCGTGATTTTGATGTAAAATTCACTTCCCCACTTTCTCGGGCGCAAGATCAGGAGGAGATTCAGAACTTAACTGAGGCTCTTTCTCTCTCGGTTCAGATGGTGGGCCCAGAAGCTACTGCGGCCAATTACAAGATGGATAAAGTGCCTACTTGGATTGGTCGTAAAACTGGAGTGGATAATGAATTACTTCGCAGTAATACAGAAAGGGAGGCCGCTCTAAAAGAGATGTCCGAAATGATGCAGCAAGGGGGAGTAGGTGGAGAGCAGATCCAATAGTGGTTTTGAGTTAATTGATTTAATTGATAATCCTCAGTCTTCTAGAGATCAATTAGAGAATGCTAATAAAGAGTTAGCTCAGGTTTTCAAAAACACCTTCTCTTCTGATCAGGGGAAGAAAGCATTAAATATCCTTACTTTTCGATTCTTCAGGCAAAATCAATCCTTTTCTGATAATCCAGATCCTAATCTAGCTGTTTTAAGAGAAGGGCATAGAGAAGTTATGCAATTTATATTTGATGAAATAGGGAGGTCACAATGACATCGAAAACTAAAAAGAAAACAGTTACCGAAACGGTAAAAGATGCGGTTAAGAAAGCCCCAGAAGCCATTATAGAAAGAGAGGAAGCCTTTGTTTCTTGTGTGGGTGATGAAAAAACCATAAAGACTCTAAAGAAAGCGCTTAATTCTTTCTGTGATAAATGGGGCTTTGAAAAGGTAGAGTTTGTACGGCAGGTGAGGGCTTTCCGCATCTATAAGGGTAATACCCATGTGGACTGGATAGACTTAAACGAATTAAACAAAATTTATGACTTGAAGTTGGTAAAATTTGCTTCAGGAGATCGTAAATATCAAAAACCAATGAAGAGAGCCTATAGGGGGTTATGATGGAAGATCAAGATGTGATTGATACGGCTGATGCGGGTGTTCCCGTAGAAGCGGGAGGTACCGAGGAAGATAGTAAGTGGTTCTTTTCTAAAACTGCCGATGGTGAGGTTTTAGGATCTGGGGATGCGCCTGAATGGTTTCAATCTAAAAAATACCATTCTGTTGAGGAGCAAGCTAAGGCTTATCCTGAATTAGCTAAAAAGCTAGGCGCTTTTACTGGGGCCCCTGATGAGTACAATACTCAATTTATGGGTGAAGACTTTGAGCCGGGAGAGAACTTTGGTAATGCTGTAGAAATGATGCAGGGCTTAGGGGTTTCTCAGGAAGCCTTTGAGACTTTGATGGAATTTCATACAAGTGAGCTTGACGCGCTTCAATCTGAGGTAGGGTTTAACTCTGAGAACGAGATGGCTCAATTAGGCGATGACTCTAGTAGGCGTTTAGGCAATGTGGATAGATACTTGCAAGCTAATTTAGAGGGAGAGGAGTATGAGGCCGCAGCTGCTTTGGTTACTTCTGCTGATTCCGTTAAATTAATGGAAATGATGATTACCGCTCAGTCACCAAAAAAACTTCCCTCTGAAGGTGGTCACAATCCAGATAATATGAATGAGCAAAAGCTAAAGGATCTTCGTTATGCTAAAAATGAAAATGGAGATTTAAAAATGTCTGTAGATTCTGACTATAAAGCCTATGTAGAAGGAGAGTGGAAAAAATATCACGGTAACAGAGCTGCGACTCAGACTATTGATTTATAGCTAGACACTATCTATAATAGGTCATCCGATACCCTTCATAGGCCGGATATTATATTGGCCTCTCATAAGAGAGATACCCGAGACTTGCTGATTTAATATCTAAACCTGCGGAGGGTTTATTATGTCTAAGTTTCTATCTAGTGTTGCTTCGAAGGAATTCGATAGCGACGTAAAACAAGCCTATCAAACTTCGGGCTTACTTCGAGAGTGTGTTACCCGTCGTAACGGCGTTATTGGTGATACATACAATTTTCGTAAAATTGGTAAAGGTCTAGCTAACCAGAAGTCTACTTCTGATTTAGTCACGCCTATGGATGTGGGGCATGAGTTAATCCCTGCGGTTTTGTCAAACTGGAATGCTCCTGAGTACACAGACATCTTTGATCAAAAAGATGTAAATTTTGATGAGAAAATAGAATTAGCTAAAGCGATTGCAGGAGCCTTAGGTCGTAGAGAAGATCAATTGTGTATTGATGCCATGGAAGCCTCTACTCCTACCGCTGGCCCTATCGTGGATGCTGGTGAAAATCTTACTTTAGCCAAGATTGTTGAAGCCGCTGCTACTCTGACTGATCAGGGTGTACCTACTTCAGATCGCTATATGGCTATTAGCGCATCTGCCCTTGAAGCTGTTCTTACAGACGAGACAATCACCAACAACGACTACAATACAGTCAGGCTTTTGATGGCTGGAACTATTGACACCTTCATGGGTTTCAAATGGAAGATTATCGAGTCTAGAGCTGAAGGTGGTTTAGCTATTACGGGTAACATACGCAGTTGTTGGGCTTGGCACCGTGAAGCGGTTGGTACTGCTGTAGGAATGGATATTTCTACTCGCGTAGATTGGGTGGCTGAGCGTACTGCTTGGCTGTGTAATGGCATGTTGAAAGCTGGCTCCGTTGTTCGTGACGTTGACGGTCTTATTCGTGTTGATATTGATGAAAGCGCGTAAGGAGGCTTATCATGGCTTTTGACAGACAAAACTTATCCCGCATGGGTGGTGCAAATAGTGGTTCTCGGGCTCTATGGTTGTATCGTAGTGAAGATGATGACTACGCGACAATTTCTGGGGCTGACTATTTTCTAGATGCAATTGATGAGCTTAAGCTTGGAGATTGGTTAGGTGTAGAGGATAGTGGTGGAGTACACTCGGTTAGTTACATTGGCTCAAATGATGGTACGGCAATTGATATTGCCACTGGCTTAACTGTAACGGCGTAAGTTTAAGGGAAGGGGGAACCCTCTAGAGGTGAACCCCCTTTTGCTTCTACCCCTCTTCCCTTTCTTTATTAAGGTG